TCATGGAAGGATATTAATAGTGAATTGTTGGTTAACACACTAAATAGATTTAGTATTCAAGCATCTTGGCCTCCTGAACCTCTAAAATTATCATTTTGGATGAACAAGATGCGCCAACTCAGCACAAGTTTCTAGAAAAGGACAAATAAAAAGTTTAGCACCATGTTGATCAATCATATCTTTATGAAAAGCAACATGTTCGCAAACTTCTTTATTACATGGTCCTGTTCCAGACTTTGTGCCAAATATTTCTGCTATCTGACAGGTACTATTAATTCCCGCATATTTACAATTCCGTGTGGCTGGTAATTTATAAATTGCGAACCCATTGAATGCCGATTGTACTGGGATTAAACCCGCTGATTTTTCTATTTTTTTTTGCCAGGGCTCAATATATCGCCATCGTCCACTATTTATAGCGGATGACCCTACTTGAGCCATTTCATGATGAATAAGGTCCCAACAATCAAAATCCACGCCGAGGAACTTGCTTCTAAGCGCCCATATATCATAATATTTTGGAAGAGATGTTGCTGAAATCATGCCCCAATTGGGTTCAGTAGTTTCAGTAAAATCTATTGCGGTTTGTATACATTTTACATTAAAATTTGCCATAACTTCATCACAGTCCGCTATTATTATAAAATCAAAATCACTATGGTTTTTATGAATATAGTTCATCGCAAAATTACGACAGAATGCTAGTCTATCTGTGCGAAGTGGTTTCTTTTCTATTAATCCCTGAAAACTAAAAATTTTTATAAATGAAAAAGATTTAGACATATTTTCAAGAAATTCTTTTGAACCATCAGTTGAATCATTTTCAATTAAAATAATTTTAGATTCAACTGAAAAACAAGAATAGATTTGAATGAATTTTTTAATAACGGTGGGAAGAGTTGTAGCACAATTGCGAACACATGATGTTAAAATAATTTTTTTATCAGTCAAATTCATCTCTTTAGATAAAAATAAATGAAATTTTAGACTGAATTGCGACGAATCTAAAATAAAAGAGATTAAGCCTGGTTAGATGGAAGTAGCAGTCCTAGCAAGTTTATTAGGCCTTGGCTATGTTGTTTCACAAATAGGAGATAAAAAGAAAGCTGTTATTCCTACTAATACCAATAGCAACAACAGTCGAAAAGTGTCAGAGGGATTTATACCAGCTGCACGTGGACCCAGTACAGATGCTCTCCAACAAGCACCGCAAGGTGGTGCAGCAACTGGATTCTCCCCTGAATTGGATCAGATGTACAAATATCCAAATGGTCAGTTATATCCATCAGAACCAAATCCAGGTCCACATGGTTCTGTACTCGGTTATGCCTCACAAAAACCACCAGTCCTTCCGGATTCAGCGAAACTTGGTGGAACTCCCCTAAGTTCAAATCAGCCTGAACCTCAACCAATCGACTGTAATGTACCTATGATGGAAATGCGTGTAGATGGAGTTGAAACTAATGCTTCATATGTTAATACTAAATATGTTACAAGTCCTTTGAGTGGTCAACAAATTCCTGCTGAGGAATATCGTCATAATAACATGCAACCTTTTTTTGGAGGTCGTATGAAACAAAATATAAGTCCTCAAATGAATCAACAAACCTTGGATTTTTATACAGGAAGTGGATCAACACAGATTGCGAAGCGTGAAGTTGAAAATATGTTTGAAACATCCCGTGCGCCTTTTGGAAATCCGTTTGGTATGGAAAATCACACGGAATTTATGAAATCACGAATTGTGGATCCAAATGTGCGTAATGGAGAGCGACCTATGGAACAAGTCCAAGTAGCACCAGGTGTTGGTGAAGAATATGGATTTCTGGGCAAGGGTGGATTTCAACAATTGGAGGTGAATGATATCATGCGCGGGGCCTATAAGACAAATATTACCCGCACTGCAGATAATCCACAAACAACTTTTCAGGGCGTGATGGTTCCAGGTTCACATTTTGTTACTACTCAACCTGATAGCAATACATATGGTGAAGTTCGTAAGTACAAACCTGATACATTCTTTATAAATCAGGGCGCTGAGCGATTTTTAACAACAACTGGTGAATATATTGGCGAAACAGCACGGTCGGTTCAGGTTATGCCATTTACAAGTCGTAGTGAGACAGCTAGTGAATTGATTGGAACGCCTGCTTCAACTGATTACACTGGAAACTATGTATCAGGAGCTTATCGTACTCCCATGGCACAGCAATATTCTGGCGCGGGGTTTCGTAATGCTGATATGCAGACATACTATACAAAGGATATTGATGGAACAGAAGCTGATTACGGTCGTTCATCATATGAAAATAAGCCAAATGAACGTGAATTAACATCAGAGCGTGTTATGGGTCTTAACTTAGTACCAGCTGAAGCAGGTTTGGTTACAGCACATCCTGCTGATGATGCTCGTCCTACGCGTCGTGCTGAAACTGTTGGAAATCCTCGGTTGAGCGGTACACCAACGATTTATGATAATAAAGCTCCCGCAATTACAGTATGGGATCCACAGGATGTTGCCAGAACAACTGTAAAAGAGGGGACCATCTATTTGGATCGCCCTGGTATTGCGGCATCAGGTTCAGCACCTAATCGCTTACAGGTTTATGATCCTGATGATATTGCTCGTCCAACACAAAAACAGCAACTCAGTAACCATAATTGGACAGGTCCTGGACTTTCGGCATCTAAGGATGGAATGGATACGACTTTTGCTTATAATATGCGTTCAAATCCTAATAAAGAACAGATTGCGCGTGGGCGCCGACCAATTGCTGGCTCGGGAAAACTGTCGGTTTTTACTGGAGAAATTCATCAGAGTACTAAGAGATTAGATGGTGATAGTATTAATGATAGACCAAATGCTGTGAATCGTGTTGGATGGGAATTATCACCAGGAGTAGGTGACATTGGACGTATGGAATATCGTGTTCCTTTGAATTTAGATGTGAGTAGAGATAGAAATACTTATGATTCAGTTCAGTCTGTTGATACAAATCCACTTATGCAGAGTTTACAGCGTAATGCTGCGCATGATGCGGCAATTTTAGCTAAGATGTCTGGTATTGTTGCGTAAGACCCTCTACTACATAATCTCATAATTACTCTTCACTTCATGTGGATTTTCTGTAGTCCTTTCCTAAAAAAGTGGGGGGGGGAGGGCTAAGTTGCCCCACAACCTAGCATTCTACAGTATTACAAAGTTGCGTGTATCAGTCTAAATATAGATTTTTATATTTATACAACATGAATTCATTTTTCAATATTCCTAAAATTGTTGTTGGTCCTCCTGGTTGTGGTAAAACAGAATTTATTAAAAAACAGGCTGAAAAAGAAGGTAAATTACTGTTACATTGTCCCTGTAGAAAAGATAGAACACTTCGTGAAGGACGACAGCTATTACATTTATGGGCAAAACGAACAGATAATTCTGTTATTTGGCTTGAAGGTGCTGATGATCTAACTCAAGAATCACAGGCTTTTCTAAGAAGAATTTCAGAAACTCATAGTCCTCAAGTAAGTTTTGTATTAGAATGTAGAAATGCTGCAAAATTCCAGGAGCCTATTCGTTCAAGATATGTTATTCATAGAATAAATCGACCAACGTGGAATGAACTAATTTCTACAAATCTAAACAAGATGGTCTCGCAAAAAATACTTAGTGAAATTAAAGAATATTTGCTTCCTCTTGAATATTCCTATCGTAGATTTAATCAATGTCTTAATTTAGCTCTTAACAGTCCAAATGAATGGAATAATTCAGTTGAAGCACGGAAAAATGAAATAAAAATTAATTATGACAATATAACTTATGAAAATACATTATTAAAAGGATTAAATCCACAAACATTAATCGAGGAAAAAATTATAAAAAATAAATTTAAAAATAGTTTAGAAAAAGAACAATTTTTTATTAATTATGAAAAAACTCTAAGAAATCATGGTTCTTTGTGGGCATTATTATTTTCAGAGTGCGATTATTAATAATTATGAAATGTTCATCTGTCTAAGAGAAGCAACATGCAGGGTGGAACAGATAGTTTTGTATCTGTTTATTCTGATGCGAGACATGAATATATTCATCAACTTGATATTTTTCTAGTTCCTGCTTATTTTAAGTGGTATATATCTCTTTTTGAAAAAGCCAAAGAAACTACGGCTAATGAACCTAAGAAAGCTTTATGGCAATTTCAAACTTATTTAAATGAAATTCCTGAATGGAATATGGAGAAAGTTACAAATGAAATTAATATTATACAACAGGCTTCTTCATGTGATTATATTGAAGATCTTTTAACTGCTGTATTTATTGCGCATACAAAAGTATTAACAGCAATACGTCTTTCATCAAAACAAAAAAAAGTTCAAATTACAGTTCCAAAAGTTGAGCATTTTTTATTTAAAGCGTTATGTGAATCTGGAAAGCTTTTGTGGGGATCTTCTTATTTATTTTCAGAAAGTTTACCAAGTATCGAGAGGCAAAAAAATTATCGACAGATTGAAAATTTAATAGGTGAAGGTATACATCAGGCTATAAGGGCTATGGTACCTGTTAAATCAATTTTGAAAGATTTTATTAATCAGGATGGCAATGATAATGGAGATATTGTTGAAAATGAGGAAGGTGGAGAGAGTACCGAAATAGAGCACAATTATGAGCAAAAAAATGGAAATATTAAAAAAGAATCTTTGACGGAACCTCTTGCTGAACCTCTTGCTGAACCTCTTGCTGAACCTCTTGCTGAACCTCTTGCTGAACCTCTTGCTGAACCTCTTGCTGAACCTCTTGCGAAACCTCCTGCTGAATCTGAAGCTATGCCAGAGCTAAATTTAGTAACTAATTCACAATCTGGAGAAAATGAAAAACCAATTATTAATCTTGATGACACAAAACAGGTTTTATTTACAGAATTTGATACAGTTTTTAAACCATCGGATCCAGAAGCATCTGAAATTGTTTATGAACCAAAAGATAATGATAGTGATATTCAAAGTGATGATGAATATACATTTGATTTATCAAATTCAAATGAAATTCCAATAGAACCTGATAATGAAATAGGTGAAAAACAAAATAATTTAGATAGTATTGAAAGCGATGAACTTAAAATAGATGATGCCGAAGTATTAGCATAGGTACTGTCAGGTGCAAAAACTAAGCGCTCCGCTCGGATTTCTATAGTCTTTTAGTGCCAAAGTTACACACAAAGGTGCGTAACTTTGGAACTACACGGTAATTGATGCGTTTATAAAAAATGTTTTATCGCCTTTTGTGAATTAGTAAAGAGTCAATATGAACCTATATAATTTAGGAGCATGGGCAATATTAAGTGGATCTCTTTTTACATTATTTAGTTATCTTGCTAATCAATATCATAAACAAAACCGATCTTCATTACAATTTTTACAGGATTTTATTGGAGGAGTACTCTTTATGAGTTTTATAGCTGTTTTAATACCTGATTATTTTCCTGATATTCTAAACTTTTTTTCTAGTCCTACGGATGCTCTAAAAACTGTATCTGAATCATCTTCATTATCTATTTCATCTTTTTCTGATAATTCTGAAAAATCACCTGAAACATCATTTGTAAATTTACTTCCAAAAATAGGTGGATTTATGAATTCTATTAAATCAAATGGTATTGATGATATACAGTTACAATTAGGCCCTATTCCGTCAGGCTCTTTAGGAGGAAGATAAATCTAACAGTCACAATCAACAAAATATGTATGTACTCCTTTGGGAAGTTTAGTAATTATAAAATCCTGAAATTCTTCACGAGAAATCTGTTCACGTGGTATTGCTGATTTAACATCCTGGGCTATTCTTTTATAAAGTTCAAATCCTGGATATCTTTCAGATTTATCCGAGTTTTCATATATTGTTTTACCAGAAGTATCAACTGTCCAACTCCAAAGAATATTAAATAGACGAGACTTTGTTTCATAAATAGTCCAACCTGGTTCCTGAGAGAGAATTTTTGGTGGTTGCTTTTTCAGGAAAGGGCGCGATTTTGGAAATTCATCATACAATCCATCCAACATACTTACAGCTAGGCGACACAAATCAAAACTGGGATTTGGAATTATTTCAGGTTTTTCAGGATCAAAAAAGGGTCCAAAATTATATTGATCACCCGCATAATTATTGGGCCAATGATCATCGCTTATAATCATATCATTCTTAAAGGTTAATATAGCACGACCAAAATCAATAATACTTAGAATTTTGCCATGTGTTGGTATGCGCCAAATAGTTCCTTTCTTAGATTTATAAAAAAGATATTTTTGTTCAGTTGTTCGCCAAACAATATTGTTCGTATGTAAATCATTATGAGTAAAAAGAAAAATCTTTTGTAATATACTTAATGCCGCACAAATTTGGAATAGCCATGCTAACCAAATTTTATCATATTCAGGCGTATCACGTTCAAATCCATCAATTTGAGATTCATTTAAAAGTTTATCAAGAACTCCATTTTGGGCTTCCTGAAATACACTAATAATTGGTACATTTGGAACTTCAATGACAACATCAACCTCACTATCTTCAGTTTCTTCGGTGTCATCGCTCGCATCATCGCCTACATCACTATTCGTCTCATGCGAAGATTGAGACATATCCTGGCTTTTAACAGATTCACTGTCATTTCTTTTAATATTAATTGTATCAAGACCAGAATCACATAAATCAGGTTCAGTCAACTCCATTAATTCATTCGATAAAACTGAATTCAATTCTGTTTTTAATTCAATTATATCTAAACTATTTTCACTAATATTTTGTTCATTTATAAATCTATCTGGTATATTTAAAAATTTATAAATTTCAGGTTCATCACTTTCATGAATATCATTATCATTCTTTTGTAATTTTAATTTACTTTTACTATCTCTTATTCCATCCCAAAATTTCTTATCATTTCTTAAACTATCATATAAATCAGTAATTTTATATTCGTAACTATCTTTTACTCCAAGTTTATTGCCGTAAAAAAGCACAAAATGCTGACTAATATTTTCTTCACGTAGACGACTAAAAAGATAATAACATAAACAATCTACATATGCTTGATTATCTCTAGCCTGAATTTTTTCATAAGGAATAATCCATTTTAAACTATAATTTGGTAAAAAACTATAATTGGTCGGCACAAATTCATGTTTAAGTAAACTAATTGGATCAAGAAGATGAATATCTTTTATAAATACATTACCTGAATAATCATTATTACTTAAATCACTAATTGAACAATTCCATATTTTTGGTTCAATTCTTTTATTCCAATTAGTGATAAAATATTTTGTATTTAATTCACTTTTTTCAATTGTACCAAATTCAGGTGTACTAAAAAGATTTAAGTAAGGCCAATAGCTTTGCTTATATTTTAAAGAATACTGAGGTCCGTTTTCATTTCCGGTTTTTATCCATCGAAGTGAACTTTGTTCGAGATTATTTAGAAAATTTTTAATATCCATCTTCTCAAATCAAAGGTTTATACTATGTTTTACAATCCGCACTAAATAAGAAATTTAAGAACTTTTCTATAGTATTTATTCTAATCACATAATATCTGTGTGAAATTAAAATTTAATAAATATAAATTTAAATTAGTAATTACACAATATAAATGGCTCAACAAGCACTTGATTTTACGATTCGTAAATTTGATATGAAGATGATTCAGCAAGATTCCGTATGTATATTTTTAGGTAAGCGACGCACAGGTAAATCAACTTTAGTAAAGGATCTTCTATATCACCATCGCGATATGCCTATGGCTACGGTTATAAGCGGAACAGAGGAATCAAACGGGTTTTTTAAGAAAATTGTACCGCCCTTATTTATCCATGGAGAATATAATCCTGTAATTCTTGAACGATTTATGAAATGTCAGAGAATGATTATGCAAAAATTACAAAAAGGAAAGGAAGCCGGTGTCCAAATGAATATGGATCCTCGAACATTTTTTATTATGGATGACTGTATGTATGATGATAGTTGGACTCATGATAAAAATATAAGATATCTTTTTATGAATGGGCGATGGTTAAAAGTATTTTTGCTAATTACTATGCAATATCCTCTTGGTATTATGCCTTCTTTACGTACAAATGTTGACTACGTTTTTATTCTTCGCGAGCCATATATATCCAATCGTAAAAGAATTTATGACAATTACGGAGCAGCATTTCCATCATTTGAGTTTTTCTGTCAAGTAATGGACCAATGTACACAAAATTATGAGTGTCTTGTTATAAATAATACAACACAAAGTAATAAGCTAGAAGATATTGTTTTTTGGTATAAAGCCGACGCGAATTTACCGAATTTTCGCCTTGGTTCTCCCGAAATTTGGGCACAGAGTTTACAATATTCAAAGGAAAAAGATGATGAAGAGTCTGGTGGTGCGCTTGATAGTTATGGAGCAAGAAGATTAAAAGGCCCTGCTGTAACTATTAAAAAAGTCTAGGTTTTGAATTAGGGATATGAATCGCTCTACAATAGCAGGTATTTTTATTGGTCTTATAATTTTGATGACTATGATAGTAATTCAATTACGATTTACAGAGAATTTTTCAATGCCAACAACACTTAATTTAGGATTTAAAATGTGTGGTGTTGATATGCCATCGTGTTCAGAAGGAACAAGATGTATTAATGGTTATTGTACTGAGGCTAAATCTCCTAATTGGCCCAATGAATCTGATTTACCTTTACGTGGACCGACTTTTAGCCCTGAGGGTGAAAATATAAGATACGATAATTACGTTTCTATGAATTAGAGTATGGCAGCACATCGTGGTTTAAGTTTAGGAGCGCTATTTCTTTTTTTTGTAGTTGCTGTTGCTGTTTTGTATATTTTCCGAAAAAATACATTTGAAGGATATGTTGCGGCGGCTGATCAACCTGAATCAGGGTTATTTGATTCTCGCAAAGTGGGTCCATCAGGTCCAAGTGGTTCTGTTATGGTAACCCCGGATGTAAATGTAGACCCCACTCTTGGGTATGATTCTAGTAAAAATGATATGTCCTTACCCTGTAATGTGGATGGCAGTGGAAAGGTATGTCCTGAGGGCACTTTTTGCGATGGACCAACACGTACATGTGTTAATATAAATGCCCCCAAGGAAAACAATGAAATTGTTGGTTATTATAGTTAGACTAACTATATCGTCAAGTGCCAAAACTAAGCACTCATTATTCCTCTCGGATTTCTTAGTTTTGTGACTTTCTTATAGTCCTTGATTGCCATAATTATGCTCAATGGTGCGTAATTATGGCATTCTATGATATTGTGAAGTCCTCTCCTTCTTTTCTATTCATTAGTTTTTTGTAGATTTGGAGAGTTTATTGATCAAAAATACTGATAACCTTAGTACTATACATCTGCGCGTGCTACATCTGCGCGTGCTACATCATCATCTGTTGCTGGGCTGATTACAATATTATTTACAGCTGAATTATTGTCATCAACTGAGCCATTTTTCTCAGCTTCTTTCTTTACTCTACGCTGAAGAGCCAAATCTCCAACAAGATCAAACATTCCACCAGTAGCATCTGATACGCTTTCTTCGGTATTTGAGCCAAAAATTTGTTTTGGTGCTACACGTGCTGAATTACCATCCTGTTTACGACGCTCCTCAAAAAATCGCTCTTTACCATCTTCATTTTCCTTATATTTCTTCATGAGTGTATTGAGCTGGTCCTCTGCGTACTCTTGTTCTTGTACTTGATGAGGCTCTGGATCCCACGGTAACCATTTACCAACTTCACCAATAAAAATATTGAAATACTTATCTTTTTGTTGTAATTTTTTACCTCGCGCTTCTGCTTCTTTTGAAGTACTGTAAACACCGCGAACTTTTACACCTCTCATTGATGTATGAAAATCATTTTTAGCATGATATTCTTCTTCAAGACGATTCTGATGCTTAAACAAAAAATCACGATATGCTTCAAGAATCTGAGATGAATTCAGATCTTTTTTATTTTTAGTTATAAACTTTTGATAATTATCCATAACAGTTTCAATTCCGACACGATTTTTTCTACAAATTTCAGCCTGGTCAAACATATTTTTCTTTTCAAGTTCTACGGCATTTTCATCAAGTTCCCGATTTACTGTAACAACAGTTTCTGCTAAAAATTTTTCAAGATTCTTTGATTTCCACTCAATTTCATAATTTTTTAGAAATTGCTCAAAAAAAAAGAGATCCTTTTTCTCAAGAACGCGCTCAGGACTCAAAAAGCTTAGAAGGACATATTTCTGTGAAGGAATATCATTATCTTCATCTAAAAAATCTTCAACCGGTTGTGATGATTTTGCCGACATTCTATTTGGACTTTTACGGTGATGCTTTAGACCGACAGGAAATTGTAAAAAAAGCAGTAGGTCTAAAAAAAATCTAAAGATTTGATATAGAGTTCCAAATGGACTACGGAGTTGCTGAAGTTGTAAACCGTGTAATTAAATATTTAATCGAGGGTCTGGTTGTAGCCGCAGCAGCTATATTTATCCCCAAGAAAGCACTGCCTATGGAGGAAGTTGCTACTCTCGCTGTATTAGCAGGTGTTGTATTTGCTATTCTCGATGCTGTGTCTCCAAGTATTGGTGTTACGGCTCGTCAGGGTGCTGGTTTTGGTCTAGGTGCCAATCTAGTGGGCTTCCCTATGCGCCATTAAATACCATAAAGTACTAAAGTTATAAACGTAGGTTTGTAAAAAGTGCTTCTATATTTACTGTCAATTATATTACAGCGCCGAGAAATCTAAGCATAGCAAAGATTCTCAGACCACCGAACATCTAAATAAATTGTTCATCGATCTAACATACACATATTTATCCCAAAATTATATCTGGTTTAACTCAAACGAGGAATAATTGTTATCCAAAGTTTGAATTAAATACTGAATACCAAATTACCCATAGTAGTGCGTAATTTGGTACTAAAGAACTACAGGAATTTTAGCGGAGCGGAGGGGAGCGGAGGGGAGCGGAGCGTGGCAGTATCTATTTATCCTAGAGTTCGAATATATTGCCAGCCCATATCTTGACAAATAAGCTTCCATGTCTGATCCTGTAAATAAAGTTTATCTCGATTCTTGAGAAGTGAAAATTGGCTTAAAAATTCATCCATCTCCAGAAGTTCACAAAATTTATAAAACACATATGAATATGAAAGAAAATTTCGTCGACCTTTAGGTTTATGTTTAACAAAACTAGGTTGAATTTCACGAAACATATGACGTAATTTTTCTTCATTTTCACGACTCATATGCGGGGCATTTCTGCCGTTTAATCTATTAATAATATGCGTAACATGCTCATAATATTTTGATTTATTCATTTTTCTCAGAATTTCCTTTATTTTTTCTTTTTTAAGCATGCTCATGTCAGTAATACGCTCTTTTTTTAATTCAATCAAGATATTATCATAAATATCTTGCGGAATTTCTGTTGTTTCTTTCGCCTGAAATTGCGCCAACCATTCATTAAAATGATTAATTTTTTTATAAGCATAGTAAGAATTTTCACGTGGTGGATCTTTATATGATGGTTTATCACTATCAATTAAAATATTTTCCTGAAATCCACATTTAGGACATGTAAGAACTGCTTCATTTAAACATATATTCATTTCAGTACCACATTCTTCGCAATATGTCCATGGATCTTCAAAATCACCCTCAACTTTTGCCATTTCTGGATCCTCAACCATAAGATATTTATTGAGTAAATCATTTCTTTGTGGTGTATTATCTTTCTTTTTATCCTCCATTACAACATTTTCAGCTGGCATATTTACAGATTGATTTTCATTTTCAGCAATTGATTCTAAAATAGCTAAAATAGAACCTGGTTTTGCCTTAGTATGTGATGAAGTAGGAACAATTCCTTGTTTGATTTTATCCTGAACTTCATAATAATTAAAAAGTATTTCACCTGAACGAAGATAATAATCCATAATTTTATCATCATTTTGAATCATTTTTACTTCTTTTTCAATTAGGTCTTTTTCTCTTTCTAGATGCCACTTTTCAATCTCATTTTTTGAATTTTTTATATTTTTTTCAATTTCAATAAATTTATTTCGTAATATAGATAAGTTATTTTTTTCTTCAATAAAGTTTGTAACTTTTTGATTATGTAAAGCATCCAGCATAGTACGAGTCTCCGGATTAGACCGTTTTGAAGATTTCATTTTAAAAAATACTGAATTTCGTATTTTTTCATCATTTGATAACTCGGTGAGGCTATTCATATTAATTTCCTCACATTTATTGAGGTTTAGGCTCAAATCTTTTGCGGAAAAAAAGTTATTTTCTAATTTTTTTTGTTACATAGAGGTATATAAGACCAAATGACTGGCGGAGGTTTAATGCAGCTCGTTGCCTATGGTGCTCAGGATGTTTACCTAACGGGTAATCCTCAGATAACTTTCTTCAAAGTAGTGTACCGTCGTCATACCAACTTTGCGATGGAGTCCATTGAAAATCCTTTCAATGGTGCCCCAAACTTTGGCAAGAAGGTGACATGCACAATCCAGCGTAACGGTGATTTAATCCACCGCATGTATCTCCAGGCCACATTACCTCAGGTTCAGCTTCAGTCTACGGATGGCAGCGGTGCTCAGTTCCGCTGGCTGAACTGGATTGGCCACAATCTAATTAACTATGTTGAACTGGAGATTGGCGGTCAGCGTATTGATAAACATTATGGTGACTGGCTACAGATCTGGAATGAGCTCACACAGGAGCCAGGCAAACAGGCCGGTTATGCCAAGATGGTTGGTAACGTGCCTGAACTAACAAATCTACTGATCCAGGGCGGTAGCTCTTGCGACAACTCATGCTACAGCGGCGAACCACTCACATCCGAGACGGTGCTGTCCTGTGCCCCTGCTTACACACTGTACGTGCCTCTACAGTTCTGGTTCTGCCGCAATCCTGGTCTGGCTCTGCCTCTGATTGCGCTACAGTACCACGAAGTGCGCATCAATCTTGAGTTCAATACACTGAACAATCTGTGCTGGGACCAGGCCCCAAATAATAGTGACCCACATGCTGTCCGCACGCGTGTTGGCCAGACTGGTCTGGCTGCTGCCTCTCTGTATGTAGACTATATCTACCTGGACACAGATGAGCGCCGCAAATTCGCCCAGGTCTCCCACGAGTACCTCATTGAAGTACTACAGTTCACAGGTGGTGAATCAATCACTTCCAGTGCCAATAAGCTCAAGCTGAACTTTAACCACCCTTGTAAGGAACTTGTGTGGGTGGTTCAGCGCGATTCCTTTGTATCCTGCGATGACAATATTATCGGTCCATACAAGGGTGCCCAGCCGTTCAACTACTCTGATTGGTGGGATCGCTCCGTGCTGGAAAGCGGTTACTCCGTTACACGTGTGGAAGGCATGGCTGGTAAGAACCCTGTAATCACGGGTCTGCTACAGCTCAACGGCCATGACCGCTTTGATGTGCGCGATGGCAACTATTTCAACTGGGTACAGCCTTACCAGCACCACACGAACATCCCTGCCGTGGGTATCAACGTGTACTCCTTTGCCCTCCAGCCTGAGCAGCACCAGCCAAGCGGAACGTGTAACTTGTCCCGTATCGACAACACGACGCTACTGCTGACAGTGTCCAACAACTGCGTGGGCACTAACCTCAGCTCCACGGTACGCGTGTATGCAACAAACTACAACGTATTAAGAGTGATGTCTGGTATGGGTGGTCTAGCATACAGCAATTAAAAGCTATATTGTTTTTTCCTTGTATTTATATATTATTATTAGACCGGTGAACACTTTGTGGGGGAAAGCCCTACAATTTGACAGCTGTAAATGTTAATCGGCAGGCGAAATATTCGTTGAACTAAAAAAATTAAAAATATAATTTCTATAAATCTAAATGTAATTTATAGAAAATATATCGTCAAGCGCCAAAGTTACGTAGCTTCGGCATTCCAAGTTATTTTTGTTTTAGACCCACGAACATCCAAAACGGACACTAAGCGAGTTTCGCTTTCAACATTTTGCGCTTGAATCTGGCTAAGGCATCTTCGTTGAATCGGCGCCCGCTGAACCATTTTTAGACCAACGAACATTTTAAAATGTTTATCGGTCTAATGTTCTGCGGTTTATCATCTTATTTTTAGAATTTCTATAAATTTTCAACAATAAAATCTACAACTGACTCTAACCATCTTGGAAGTTTAATTGTTCGATCTCTAAACTCAATTAGAATATAATCCTGTGTATGAATTATTTTGCCTTTTTCTTTATATGTATAATCTGCGCCCTCAAAATTATTATTGAATAACTGTGCTAAATATAGTCCCTGTTGACGAGCATTCTGGGCGGTAGGTGGTCCGTGTGATTTAGATGCTATAATATCACCAAGTCCATAAATATTATCTTGAAAATGAAGTTTACCATCCACAGGTAAAGCACGTTGATCTGTAAGTTGTGAAATAATTGGATTAGGTTTTACTCCACAGTTCCAAATTGCGATATCATATAAATACATTGAAACGATATTTTCTTTAGAAAAGAGCCTACCTGGTTCCACCTTATTTATAACTGTTTTATTGAACAGAAGGATATTATTTCTTTTTAATTCTTGTAAAACAGATTCACGCATAGAATCTGAAAAATTTGGTAGAATATTAGGTGCTGCTTCTATTAAGGATACTTTACAATATTTAGAAAGTTCGAACGCAAGTTCAATTCCTGCTGGTCCAGCACCTGCAATTACTACCCGTGTATCATAACTACCCAACCATTTTTTTCCTATTCCAATTCTTATTGAATCAAAAGCACTCTTCAGATTCGCACAATCATCTATTGTTTTAGACCAATGAACATTAAAAACGGGCACTTTTTATAGGAATGGGCAAACATCATACCGACGATTACAAATTATCTGCTGTTAGATACGCTCTAAAAACAGATAATCAAGTTGAAACATGCGAAGTATTTGATTGTAAGCGTCAATCACTACAGCGTTGGATAAAAGAATATCAGGATACGGGGACGATTACAAAGAGAGAACATCATAGAAAATCCAGAAAAGTAAAGAAAGAGTACATATCATTCATTAGGTCAGAACTACAGAAAAAGCCCCAACTATTTTTGAATGACCTCTTACTTATGCTCAAAGAGAAGTTTCCCGATTTGGATATAACTCCCCAGCATTTAGGACGCATTATACGAAATCAAAATATAACAAGGAAACGGCTTCGTATTATTCATCAACCTACGACTTATCGCGGTAGAGAACGGGATCACAAAAAGGAAGTGAAAACTTACATATCGGACATGCGAAAGCAGGATATGGATAAAATCATAGCACTGGATGAAACAGGTATTTACGCTGCACTACACCCTTCCTATGCCCGTTGTTATACAGGGAGGCGTTGTTATGTCAAGACAACCGACCAGCGTGTATTCAAGAAATATTCTCTATTGGTTGCTATAACTACAAAGGGTGTTATTGGTTGGGAACTCTATGAAAAAGGGGCAGTAAATGGAGAACGCTTGGCTGACTTTATCAAAACTAAAATCACAGGGAAATATGAAAATCATGTGATTGTTATGGATAATGCTATATTCCATAAGAGCGATATAGTTCGTGAAGCGGTCAAAGAGTCCAAAAATACAATCCAGTACAGCGTTGCATATTATCCACGCTCCAATCCCATAGAGCAGTTCTTTAACCAACTGAAACACTATATCAAGAAAGAATCGCCAATATCGTATGAAGATATAACAACCTCCATACGAAAAGCCATAACAAAAATAAAGGAGAAGCATTTGCAGAATTACTTTCTCCATGCGTTTCAGGCTGAATGGTTAAAGAAGGATCGCAAGACACGCAAGCGACCGAAGAAGGAATACTTGGACTGATTACTCCTCATGTGTAATGACATCCACGCCAGCACTGCCAAGGGGCTTAGCGACAACGGGCTTTTTGCGTTTTACTACTTTCTTGACAGGTGCTACAATGGCGGGTTCTTCTGGATGGATGACTTCATTTGTAGGAGATGCTAAATCAATTACTACATCTTCTTTGTTTTCTTCTACTTCAGGTGCGACTTCAGACGAACCCGCTGATCCGAGGTAGGACTCCAGGATGAAACGGGCATTGTCCTCAGACTGGCGTTGGAGCGATTCCAGGGCGGTTAGTTGGGATTGGAGGGAGTCCAACCGTTTTAGAACTGAATGTTGAAACTCAACTGGGGGCAAAGGAATTAACAAGTTTTCAATATTCTTTGTTGAAACATTAGGTTGTGCTGAACCGCCAGCAAGTGATACTACGCTATCAATAAAGCCACTATACATCATATAATAATAGACATACTTTGAATATAGTTCTTTATTTTTTACATCAACCCTTGCAACTCGTTGATTTAGATAACAATCAATACCAGTATGATTCATTCCAATAACTCCAAGAGTAGCACCAGATAGGGCAATTACAAAGTCTCCTTGTTTTACAAGATATGGTTGGCACTTTTTATTTTCTTTAGAATAACATGCTTTTTCAAGTGTAATTACTCCATTTTTAATTGTTGTAATTTTGATAATAGGAATACCTGCATCAATAAACTCTTCTGATTTGAATGCATATCCGTTCATAAATGATATATTATCGCCAATCTTTCCAATAGGAAACCCCCTACTCCCAACAGACTTCACAACCGCCACCATCTGTGCCTTGACATCCGCCACCATCTGTGCCGATTTGCGAATGAGTCGCTGGGCTTCCACAATCGGCTCCAGTGTAGCACCTCCAGGATTGGCGAGAACCAAGTCCATCGCCTTGTCGGTCATTTTTAGTGTGTCCGCCAGTTCGGTGGTACCTGGTGCATAGATGCGATCCAGCGTGGCGACGATTTCTTCCTGGATGGGAAGAGGAGGGATGACGATATGTGTATAATCAAACACAGAATAATCAATTGTAGGCTTAACTCCATGTAGAGACTCCTTGAACTTTGTGCTAAGATTTAACAGGCAGTAGTAATATAGATACTTTGCGTTCAAGTTATCCTTTGGCTTTAGAATAAACATATCATCGCTGGGATGACATTTCTCATCTGTATAGACAAAGCGTCCAATAGACATAGCCCTTGGTGTTAGAACAGCAGGAGTATCTAAGATATACTTTTCAACCATTCGTGAAATATGTGCGACATCTTGGTAAGGATATCCGCCAGATTCAACAGATACAAGACAGCGCTTACCCTTAGAAACTTCGCACGCTTCCGACAACTTCACCATAGGAAATCCAGCAGGATTCGCCACAGGCTTATCACTCTCCAGATAGCGACGCATATCCAGCGAACAAGATGCATCTCCCTTAATCGTCGCAGAAGGAACAGACACCACCATTGTCTCGGTAATTTCGCCCTTATCACCCTTCACCACCTCCCAGAACTCCACCGCTTCAGTAGGCTTGCCTGTCTTCTCAAAGAAGAGGATGGAAGGCTGGATGCCCGTGTTCATAAAGAACTGCCCCTTCATCTTGATAACCCGCTTGAGGTCAAAGTGATCCAACAGATACTTGCGGGTGTCGTTGTGGCAGGATGAACTATTGACCAACATTCCATCAGGTACTACAACCGCACAGCGTCCTCCCATATTGAGAGACACCATCATCAGTTGCAGGAAGAGAGGTTCAGATTTCGTTCCACGAATCTTCAAGGCTTTCACACGCTCACAGCATTCTGCATGCTTGATGCCCTTAAGACCGAATGGCATATTTGCCAGAATCACATCATACCCTGTCTGAGTCAAATCACCATAGAGAGAGTCATGCGTGAGCAGGTTGGTTGTACGATTGCCTCCAGTCTCCATGAAGAGATTGAGGCGAGACACGCCAGCAACTTTGGGGTCTGTATCACATCCGTGAATTTCCTTCTGCTGTACCGACCAGTCAATCGGCGTGTCAGCGTGATGCTTCTTGAAATACTTGATGAATGCGGTCAGAAAGCCACCAGTTCCCATGGAAGGGTCGCAGACGGACTCTGGAACACCAGCACTCTTGAATCCAGGCTTACAGAGTTCAGTCATATATTCACAGATGAAGCGATCCGTGAAGAACTGACCCAAGTCGCGTGCAGCAGAAGAGCCAGTGCGAAGGTGCTGTTCATACACCCAACCCAGAATATCCATCTGGCAATCCACATCCGCCATATTCACGGCGTTCAGGATTTCCAGAATCTCCTTATGCTTCTGAGGGTTCTTAATGTCAAAGGAGAATTTATCAGTGCCAAACAAGCGGTCAAAGTGGCGAACCAGACAATCCTCCTCAGCGTGATAGAAGCAGTCCAGTGCCTTCTGTACGCCCCCATTCTTTGTCTGTGCCGTCTCAATAAGAGTTTCCCAAGCGAACTCTTCAGGGACTTCCAGCGATGCCACCTTTGCACGAGTCATATAGCGACTCAGAAGATAGAGGCAGATGTGTCGCATGGAGTCCATACCAGTAATGCTTACACCAGGACCGCGAAGGATGTCGCGGATGCGGATCACCGCAGTCTTGAAAGTTTCAACGGATGTCATGATAGTCTTGTACTTGTAGTCGTGTGCTGTACCTACCCCGTCAAGTTTGCTGGTCGCGTCAATTTTTATGGCTGGCGTGGCGGTGGCTGACATTTCTATACTTAGTATGGTGATTTTATTTTAGGCTCTCTCCATTTCAAAAAATAGATGCGTTTTTTTGAAATGAGCGACCCGGGGATTTCAAATGATTCCTACCGCCCGCGTCCAACCACCTTTTTTCCAAACTTTTCACGAAGTGTATTGAAGTTCGTATCATCCTTGCCGAAGAACCCGTCTGTAATGTGTTGCACAGATGGAAGTCTGGCGATGACATCCGTTGGCTGGACACCACGCCATTCATCATAAGTATGACCTACGCGTAGATTGTTTGTATCCAGAATGGTCTTCACGAAGTCAGGGCCTGTTAGTCTGTCGCCGTGAAATCGCATGGGATGCAGATAGTCGTACCATAGCATGCCCTTGGGTCGCGGATCTTCTGGTAGTTCAGGAATATCAATACGCAAGAGGGCATACTCTACACTGGTATCAACACTCTTTTCAATACAGAGTTCCTGAATGCGTCTGCTCTCCTTAGCAGGAAATAGGTTCTTACGGATGTTTGTAAAGCACCGCTTAATCTCCTCTTGGTCTGCTTCAAACTCCTCAATCATAATACATTCTGGGAGTGTATCGCCAGTTTCAGGTGATGGAGGAAGCGGGTCAGAAGGCTTGACATCTGGTTTTGTGCGAAGTACAATCTCATCACGGATCTGTTCATCGCACGAAGCGAGTGCAGATAGAACCTCTTCAAATCCAGATAAGTCTTCATCACCAAGCGTTGGGATAAGGACATGAAATACAGACTTGCCTTCATACCAGCGTCCAGCACGAAGAATCATTTGTGTAATCTGTCCGCGAGACTGCTTGGGATAGGTAATGGCTACAGCATTTGCTATTGGGATATCAACCCCTTCGTTCAGAACAAAGCAATTGACCAGAATAGCACGCGGAGCAGATGTAAAGTAGGCGATAGGCTCTTCCAACTTATCACCCTCTTCCACACGCAGTACTTGTGTGTCAGTTGTCTTTGCTTTGAAGAAACGCTCCAGGTCTTTTGCCTCTTGTGTAGTAGAGGCAAATACGACAAGATGGTGTAGAATATGTTTCTCTTCCCCACGAACAATCTCTGTTGCTCCCCATGCTTCCAGGATGCATTCTGCCTTTCCAATGATGCCAGTTCCCTTTTTTGCTTCATCGCGAAGTGTCCAGAGACGATAATCGGGCAATACACCCTTGCGGATCAGGTCGCGAATTTTTAGTTCAGCAATCTTTTTACCGAAGATGCTGTCGTCATCCATTGTAAGATATTCCGCATCTGTACCACCATCATCCGCAATAAAGCGTGGAGTATAAGTGAGAGATAGGCGTTTGACACCAAGGTCTGATGCCTTCAACATAAGTCGGCGTGTGCGACCTTCCCCCCCCTTTTCATCTCTGGCAACAATACCCGCCATATGATGTGCTTCATCAAGAACAAGCAACTCAAGTTCTGCACTGATAATATCAACCAACAGGTGGGAGGACATGTATGTGGAGATTACACAGAACGCATCCCCTTCAAAGATGGTACGAATCATAGAAGGGTCTGTAGTCCCTGCACCTCCAACAATATGAATCTGTGATTCAGTAAAGATGTCCTCAGCAAGAAGTGTAGCAAGCCATTGATTCTGGATCTGCTTGGAAGGGCAACAAACCACACACTTTTTCACACCACGAATGCCCTTGGAAGACATGATTGTTTTACCAGATCCGCAGGGTGCGATTACATACCCTGCCCTATTGTATGCATCTGCCATAAACATAGCAATAGCGGAGATGACTGGTTCTTGTAGGAGATTCAGGGTCGCATTGCGAGATGAGCGAACCTTGATGTATTGAAGATTCTTGTGGTACTGCTTACGCAAGTAGCGGGAAGACCTCTTTGGGGGAGAAATTTCAGAGAGTGGAACCTGTCGCTTGACCCATGGGCGAGATTCCATAAACCGCTTCACCTCATCACATGGATTCTTGCCTTGGAAGTTGAACCACTCTGAATCTCCTGGTTTGTCTCGCATCATGCGATATTTCAGGAAGTGGTTATGAACTTCATCTTCCAAGTCAAAGAGTTCATCCCGTGTCGTTGCAGTTGTTTCCCATACAGCGTCATAGTCAATGTCTTGCGAAGGTGTCAGCCCAGGTGGGCATCCCGTAAGATAAGTGCTACGCCGTCCATACGGCTCTTCAGTGCATCCAAGTTTTCCAAGGCACAAAGCCCTGAATACAGGAGAGGAGGCAAGATAGATGTACATTTGATTCGTCGTCAGATTATTGTTATGCTACCCTGACGACGAGTCAAGTTTGCCCGTCAAATTTTTCTACTGCCCGTTTTTAATGTTCATTGGTCTAAAGAAATAGCAATTTTCCTTGACACCAGGTATTCCAAAATCATTAGGAACACTTCCAGGAGCTAATACTACATAATCATATTTTTGTCGTAATTCTCGCACATCTTTTACTTCATCTTGAATAAATTTAAATTGACGGTGATTTTGGCCATTAGGTTTATTTCTATCAATATAGAGATTTTTATAGGAATTGATTGGCCCGAATACACTGTCTTTGAGTTTTGGTGTATTGAGCATATAGTCTGTTTTAGATATTACAGTAATATCATATTTTCTGTGATTAATAGTATCACAGAATGCTTTGCCGCCCCAGCCATATCCAACAACTACCACTGTTTTTTTATCCTGTTTGGACGGGTAAATATTTAATATATCATATATTTTATTATAAAATATACCAATGATTCCTATATTTGTCATTTTATAGAAATATTTATATTAATATAACTATCAATTTTTTAAAAAGCAAGTTTATATTCTCATATTTA